TATGAACGATAGTCCATCCATGTAGTCATCAGTTTCTTTGTAGCCGGATCAATCCATGAGAATTTAACAGGTCTTTCGATCATGTTACCAGGGATAGTATCCTGCATACGGATCATGGTGAATGCGTTCATCATCTTGTACGGGAAGGTGTAATGAACTCCACCACCTTTGATTGACAGTTCTTTCTCAACTGGCGAGAAGTCTTTGCTGAAGCGTTTTCCAGCCTGTAATTCTTCGTAAGGAACAAAGAGGTTCGGATTACCTGTCAGAAGACGTACCCTGTATCTCCAAAGTCCGCCTATACTCTGAGGATCTTCAAGAACCTGAATAGGATAGGTTTCGTTTCTTTCACCAACAATTAAGTTAACATCGGTGAAATAAGCTTCCTGGAAGTACAGATAGAATTCTCCATAGTTCAAACCGGCTTTATCAGAAGCGGTAAGTGCTGTACCAGGAAGTATCTCTGCTTTTACAAGCGGAATGTTTTTCTTTCCATTGGTTGTAATATCCCATGTGAATTCATCATCAGTCTGGAAAGTTACAGTCGGGAACTGATTAAGATATGCATTTACTGTTGCCCCTAAGTTAGCCTGATGTATCATAGTAGCAACTTTAGATGCCTGTTGAGGTTCAATACCAACCCTGTATCCAAGGTGAGACTTGGTTACCAGTCCGGTAATGTCCTCTGTTTCATAAAGTTGAAAAGGTGAAATTCTCATTTTTATACCGTATTATAAAGGTTTAATTTTCTATTTTCCTATGCGTCTGAATGCTTTGTCGAATTCATCTTCATCTTCTTCTTGAGTCTTAGGAACTTTTGCTGTACCTGCAGCAGGTTTTCCTGTACTTTCGAATATTGATCTCAGAGAATCAACAGTTTTTGTTTTGGCTACTTTTGTAACCTTGCTGAAGTCTGGTGCTATCTTTCCGTCTTCGTCTATGTTGAAGAGTCCGAGTTCATGATAGTAATGGATCAACATCTCAAATCCTTCAGGATTTCTTGATCTTGTAGCCATGACAGGATTCATTGGATTTCCGTTTTTATCGTATGCAATAGGAGTTGTCATGGATTCCATGATCTTTTCCTTGTTTGCCTTACTGAGTTTAATACCTGGGATTATCTCAGGAGTATTGTCAATAAGACTTTTCATTTTAGCAACACGCTGTCTTATACTGTCCTGTCTTGCCTGTTCTTCAGCTTCTGCCTGTTTTTCAAGGTCCTTAACCTCTTTCTCAAAAGCTTTCGGAACATATTCAAGAGCCTTAAGAGCTTTAGCTTCAAGATTCTCAAGTGCTTTGTAACCTTCAATCTCTTCCTTGATCTCATCAGCATTAAAACCTCTCAGTTCAAGAAATTTGGTCAGCACATCTTCAGCTATCTTCGGGTCCTCTTTTACCTGATCAGCAGTGATCTTGGAATACTTTGCTGCATTACGTTTTGCAATGCTGTATTTATCGAGAGGCACTCCTTTTTCTTTTGCTTCATAAAGAAGCCTTTCTTCAGGTGTCAGTGACTCTTTATATTTCTCTATCCCTGTCTTTACCATCTGTTGTATTGAGATTGCTGACAGTTCCCGTAAAGCTGCTGCTTCGTCACCGTCATTTCTCTCTACCAACATTGCCCACTGCTCATCCGTAAAACTCAGGAAAACTCCCTCTTCGGCTTGGTCTTTTGCGAAGGCTAAATATGGTGAAGAAGAAGAAGGAGAAGAGTCGCCTGTACCTTTGTTTGAGGGAGTCTTTCCTTTGTTTTTCTTCTTATCGTTATCGTCATCAGTTTCAGAAGACTCGTTTTCGTCTTCTTCTTCCGATTCTTTAGTTTCTTTAGGAAGAAATTCATCAATTTCAAATGATCCGTCATCATTGATCTGAATTCCATTTTCTTCCTTTTTCTGGTCTTTTTTGCCTTTATTATCCTGAGGCTCAGGTTCTTCTTCTTTCCTGTCTGATGCATCGGGGATCTCAATAAGACTACTACCGAGACCGAGATCAAACAAGTTGTCTCGTTCGTTCTTTGCCATTTATCTTCTCCTATGTAAATGTGATTTAGTACAAATTTAGAGGCAACTAAAATCTAATACAAAAAATTAGATTTTATTTTTTGCGCTGTATAGCTTTTTTAGAAGATATCACCTCTGTTTTTTTATTATGTCGTATCGTTTCATTCAATTGTTCTTTTTTTAACTTTAATTCACTTTCAAACTTTTTCCAATCCTGTTTAAGCTTTTCAAGTGTCAGTTTCGCATCTTCAGAATTGTATGCAGATTGTTGTCCGCTTTCTGCTCCAGAAGCAGCATTGATGTTAGCTACAGTGATTTTTGTTTCAGAATCCAAGATCTTCTCCTGATACCTTTGTTCTCTCTCAGCCTGATCATTTTGAACTACCATTTCCTGTATCCTTTCAGCTGATTCACGATTAGCCTGTTCGGTAGCTTCAATTCTCTGCATTGCTTCTTCTTCATACTGTTCAATCTTTCTACGCATCGAACTCATTGATTCAGACAGATATATGTCCATAAGTCCTGAGAAGTTGATCTTATCGTTCTGAAGTCCTGCCTGTGCAAGCTGTCTCATTGCCTGTATCAATTCAGCATCATCAGTTGAATTGGAAATCATTATCCCGTAATCGGCTTCATTGAACTGTTCACCGTCAATCTCTGTAATGATCTGCGACATCTCATCGGAAATGAACTGAAGCTTTTCATTTGATTTATTTCTCCATGCATATTTAGCAGTCTCAAGAAGTGCTTCAAGAACACGTTTCTTACAGTTATCGTGAAGCATAAACCATTTCTCTGTGATATGCGAAGACTGAGTAACAGCTCTTTCCACACCACCTACTGTCTCACGGTTGTCAATCTGTCCCTGTCTCTGAAGCGTCACTCCGGCAATTTCACCAAGTTCCTGCTTGATAAACTCAAGCATCATGATATGTTGCTGGATATAGTTACCCATCTCCAGGTCAAGGACTTTGGAACTGCCACTCATCTGACCAGCTATCTTGCCTGTAGATGCACCTTTATTGCTTTCTTTGAAAGGATCTTCTGCTGCCCATCCGAGTACTTCAGCATAATACATCCATTTATCAACATCCCATTCATCAGGCACTCTTGACATATCCAACACACCGATTTTGCCTTTACTCTTGGCAAAAGCAAGTTCTGTACGATACATGAATATATTATAGAGATACTGGTAGGGTTTCATTCTGTCTATCAAGGATTTAGATGAAGATGTATTTGTATTGTAGATTGTTCCTACATATCCTGAACCACCTGCTGATTTGTTACCCATTCTTCTGAACTGAATAGGACGCGGACCATATTTAACATATATATCATCTGCAAGTCTTGTAGCTTCCCACCATTCATTAATCCAGAACCACTCTATCTTTTCGCCAAGGCGTTCATCCACTTTATAGTTCTCATCGACAAGTTTCTTCTGAAGGAAATTATCTTCATCATACCATTTGACTTCTCCTACCTTACGCATTGATACCCAAGTTACTCTATATACCCTGACATTACCGAATTCATCATAAGCACTTACATTGTTATTTGAATACTGGTCAAGATCAATAATCGAGTAGTTTGTTATCTCTCCGTTACTTACATCACCTGCAAGTCTCATCGGATTCTGCATTGTATTGAGAACATGATAATTGAGCAGATCATCATATCCAGAATCTCCCCTGTAGCCTTTTTCAAGTTTATCTATCTGAGCAGAAGTAAGATAATCATAATAGTTATCTATCACCCATCTAACTGACTGATACGTATCTTCAATTATAATATCTGCATCTTCAACAAGATAGCTTGAACCTCCACCTATAAGTGTTATTGAAAGCGGATCACATTTTCTTACAACAGGTTCTCCACCAACAATATCTATATTATATATCTCTACTCCTGCTACAAGTGCGTCCTCAAATCCCCTGTTGAATTTGATTTTCAGATCCTGTTCTTTCCATAGATACTGAAGATAATGCGTTGCTCTCCGTTCCCTCAGATCCTGAGCTTCGTATTTAGACCATTTCTGAAGTTTCTGAAGTTGTTTTTCAAGTTCTGCTTCATCATAGTTTTCAGCTACAACAGCATCAGCAACAGCCTTTTTCATTGTATCTCTGATCATATCTTCTTTTTGAGATATAGCATCAGGATTAACTACTGTTACTTTCCAGTCAAATCTTCTTTTAAACTCTTCTCCTATAAGCAGATCAATTTTAGGATTTGCTATAGGATAGTTCTGCATCTTTACAGGAAAAGTAGCACCCTTAATTCCCCATGGATTAATTGCTTTTTCAATATCTTTCTCATCAAGGATGTCTGCACGCAAATTATAATTGGTTGCCATATTCTTCTTGCTTGCAACTATATTGCTTTTCTCCATGTTTGCAAGACTCATTGATCCTTCAACACATTCGCGTATAAACTTTATATTTTTCGAAGCGGTACTGCGTTTCTGGTAAGGAAACTGTGTACCTACTTTTGGTATGCTTCCTAA